ATGAACTGTGCTTGGCAATAAAAACGGTTCGGGGGTGTCGGGTTCGGTCATGGTGATGGTCTCGTGCCATTTGTCGGGGCGGAGTTTGGGTGCTTTGCTGGGTTGGTTCTTGAGGTGTGGTTTGTCTGCCCGGTATTGCTCGACCTTGTTCCGGTGGTTGAACAGTTCGGAGCATTGCTTCTGTCCACAGGTTTGCCGTGGTCGGCTGGGTTCGGGTGAGGTTGATTCAGTTGGGCCTGCCATCATGGCCTGACCGCAGACTCGGCATTCCCAGAGTTGGACCTTGACGTATCGAGGTTTGCGCTTGGATTCGGCAGCGCACGGGATGGAGCAGAACTTGCCTCCTCCTCGTCGGACGTTGCGCCAATCCGGGGTGAATGGTTGTTGGCAGGTCTGGCAGTTTGTCAGTTCTGCTCCAACTGTCGGTGCTTCGCGTCTTGCTTGGATGCGGAGCGCGGTCTTGCGGTTGACGTATCTGGCTCCTCGAGCGGCGTTACAGGGGGCGCATGATCCGACGATGTTCATCCGGTCGTAGGGGTCTCCTCCCCGGTCCAGTTCGATCAGGTGGTCAGCTTGGGTTGAGGGTCGGCGGTGGCACCAATGGCAGGTCGGTTCCTCAGCTAGTACCTGTTGGCGTAGGGCCTTCCAGCGCGCGTCGCGGTAGACGGGATTCTGTGAGGGCATCAGCCGATCCCTGCCCCGGCGCAGGCGGCGCATTGGTGGATCACGTCGTCGGTGTCGACTGTCTTGCCGATGCCGTGGCATTGTCCACAGAGCCTTGGCATGGGTATCTCATTAGATGCCAGTTCTCTCATAGTCTTTACTTGTTCAGTCTTTACTAATACACGGGCATTATCCCCGTGAGGTTTATCCCTGTGAGGTGGCTTGCCTTTGTCCACATTGTCCACAGGGTTACACACAGGGCTGTCGAATACGTCGATGTCGTACTTCCAGCGTCCGAGCGTGTCCTGATACCTACGCCGCTTCACATACCCGGCGCGCTCCAGCTCAATCATGGCGGTCCGAATCGCGTCGAGGCCTTCCTTCTTGACGGTGGCAAGGTGGGCGGTGGAGGTTTGCCAATGGTCGGGTTTGGACAGGATGTAGACGAGGACCCCGGTCGCTTTGAACGACAGCCGGTCGTCGGCGATCACCTCGTTCCTGATGACCGTCCAGTTGGTCTCCGGGCGTGGTGTCCGGCGGATCATGCTTCGATCCACCTGAGGGTCACAGTGTCCGGTCCCCATACACAGCCTGCTTCGCCCATGATCTGCCAGCTGTCGTTGGTAGGCCGAATAAACAGCACCCATGACCAGCGGTCTTTGTACTCGGTGGTCAGTAACTGGTACTGAAGGGGTCGGATCGGTTGTTGCCATGGATGGTTCATTGTGTGCTCCTTGATAGTCGGTTCAAGATGGTGACCATGTCGGTCGGCCTCCAGACGTAGGCCTCGGCTCCGCAGGCCACCAAGGTGCGGATCCACCGGTCCTGCTCCGGGGACAAACGTCCTCGAGCAGACTTCAGTTCGGCGAAGATTACGCCGCGATCAGGATGGGCGAGAACGAGGTCGGGGAAGCCTGCGTCGCCTTGGAGGGGGGTGGCCCATACGCCGGGGCGCAGCTGTACGGCGCGCGTATGGTGGACGATCCAGCCATGCCAGTGTGCCGCCTCAATGACTGCCGACTGGAATTCGGCCTCGGGGCCTCTCATCGCAGGTCCGTGATCGGCAGGAGGTCGGTCTGGGGGACAGCCAAGAAGACCAGACCCTTCTGCTCGTAGGCTGCGCCGTACTCGACGACGTAATCCAGATCACGCCAGCCTGCGACACGCACCGAGGAGCCTTGGATGATCGCCAGAACGTAGGGGGTGGCTGGTGAGCATCGGTCGGCTTCCAGTTCCTTGACGATCAGTTTGCCGCCTTGATACCGGGTGGAGCGCACCTCGATCCGGTCGCCGACATCATGCCGATCGGGCCCGAATACGCCGGTCCATTCCAGCCCGGTAGCGATAGCGACAGCCAGTTCGCCCATACAGCCGTCCACGTTGTAGGAGATCACCTGCTCGGCGGTCAGGCCGTCCTTCATGTTCTTGCGTCGGCCTTGGACATAGTGCTCGGCACGTCCGACAGCCTCCTCATGGCAGGTCAGCATCTGCTCCGGCGACAGCTCCACAAGCATCAGAACGGCTCCTCGGCAGGTTTGCCGGACTTCTTCTCCTCTTGGAGGCGTGTAATCAGTCGGTCAAAGGTGTCTTTGGTTGTGGGCACAGGTCCGGCGTAGCCCAAAGCGCGCAGGAAGTTCGTTTGACGATCGGTCGGTGTCCAACCGGATCCGGTGCTGTTTGTCGCGCGTCGTTGCGGAGCCGGTCCCTTAGCCCACAGAGCAAGCGAGATACCGAATCTCATGGCGGCGTTGCGAAGGAAGTCCGATACCAGTTCCTTGTCGATGTCTGCTTTGTGTGCTTCTACTGATCCGACAGCCGGACGTGTTACACCGAGGAGGGTGAGACGGCCCCACATGGAGACGGTTGGGGTCTCGACGATGGTGCCGTCGCGCTTCTTCATCTTGCCGATTTGGAGGTGGGTGGCAGGTCGACCTGCTTCCCATGCGACCGGTTCCCATGTCCATTCGGGATCAATCTCAATAAGGATTCGGGTGATCTCGGCGTGTCCGACGTAGTTGAGCAGGATGCCGTTCTTGTCGATCTGGGAGACGGTCTCGGGGTCCGGCGTGTAGTAGTCGGCAAGCGCGCCAAGGAGGGGATGGAGGTCAGCCACGGCGACGCTCCTCGGCTCGCTGTTGGATGCGGACGAGGTTCTGGAAGTGCTCGGCCTTGTAGCAAGGGAAGCACCAGACGGACCATGAGCCGGGGGACCAGTGGAAGATGTCGTCTCCGGCGAGCGGTGCGCCACAACGGCAACAGGCACCGGCACGGGGTTGCTCAAGCACGTTCCGGTCAATCACCACGCACCGCCTCGTTCATAAAGTGGGCTACCAAATCTTTGGGCGAGGTTTTGAGCGGGTCACAATAGGCGAATACCTCGTAACACGCCATCTGTAGGGCAACACGCAGTAACTCAATCTCGTCGGCGGCTCGATGTATTGCTCTCTCGTCGTCCAGCATGACTTCATCACCAAGACGCATTGCCCGTAGTCGGGTCACGATGTCGTCAATCATTGAAGCCGCCGAGGTTCATTCGGACGAGCGTGTCCATGGTGGTCTTGGTCATGGCGGACGGTGCGACATCCAGCGAGTTGAGGCAGTAGGAGCACTCGTAGAGGGCGCGGCGCAGCTCGGCGCGGTCGTCTCGGAGTCGTGCGATCTCGTGCGCCATCGTCAGAATCCTCGAGGTGGCTTCCTCTAGGGCCAAGGTGGCTTGGCGTATCGCTTCTTCGATGCTGTCGGTCATCGGATTATCCTCTCGTGGGTTTATCCGACACGGTAGCGGATGGGTGTCGGGGAGTGGTGGAGCCGCGATCGTTCCCGTTCGGTGGTGCCACCCCAGATGCCGGGGAGGCTTCGATCGGGGAACGACATGGCGTAGGCGAGGCAGGCTTCGCGGACCGGGCAGGCGTGGCAGATCTTGATGGCGCGCTTCGCGTCGGCGGCACCTTGCCGACCGGGCTGGGGGAAGAAGATGATGGTGGGCAGGTTCTGGCAGTCGGCTTGTTCCATCCAGCTGGGCTGGTTGATGTTCAGCACGTCCGGCTCCACGGCTCCCAGCCACAGCCATGGTGATGGTCGTGCCACCGCCAGATCTCGAGGGCCATCGCAAGGTTGACGGCTGGCTCGTTGATGCGGTCCCACGACCCGAACAGGTTGGCGGTCTCGTCGGACCATACTTGGTTGATTTGGAGGGGCCCGTGGTCGTGTCCGTTGAAGTTCTTGTGTCCGGGGATGATGTTCAGGCATCGGGATTCCTGCCACATCTCCTCGAGGACGTTGACCAGTTCCTCTTCAGGCCAGCCGACCTCGAGGGCGAGCGGTGCCCATTCTTGGCAGGGTGTGTCGAGGGCTATCAGGGTGCTCAGATCGGCTTGTAGCGCGTCGTGGGCTGTTTTAGGGGCCTCTGAGGTGGTTGTGGTGGTGGTTGCCGCAGTTGAGGGGACGGGGGCGAGGGGGATGGTGCGGACTGTCGGCTCGGTGACGACGGCTGGCTGCGGTGCCGGGTCGGTCTCGAGGATCCGGTGGAGGATCTCGTTCCCGGCGATCACGGACATCATGCCCATGAATGCGAGAACGATCAGGTCGGTGGTTCTGAGCTTCATGTGGTTCTCCTTGAGGTCGGTCCAGCAGGGCTGGCGGAAGGGTTCCCTACGGTCTACCGACTCGGAGAGTCGATGTCAGGGATACAGGGCCTTCCATGTGACGGGGCCTACCACGCCGTCCACGATTAGCCCTCGAGCTTTTTGGAAGTTGCGGACGTGCTGATCGGTGGCGCGACCGAACTGTCCGTCTGCGGTGATCTTGAGGGCTTGTTGGACGGCGACGACGGCAGGGCCGCTTGAGCCGAAGCGTAGGGGCTTGCCGGGGTAGGTGAGCTGTGATGGTGCGGAAGGGACGCTTGGAACGGTCTGAGGCAATCCTAGGAGCCTGTCAGCGATCGGAGTGATGTCGTTCCAACGGTCGGGGTGGACCTCGAGGTGGATCCATGCGTCGCCTTGCCCGGGGGACCGCTTCACCCAGCCGCGACCGGCTTCCCAATACTGCTTCAGCCGATAATGGTGGATCCGTTGGATGCCCAGCTCCTCGGAGTACGCGATCAGCCACGGCAAGATCTCGGCCTCAAGGACGGTCTGGTCGGTGTAGCCAAGGTCAACAGCTGCGCCGAAGGCGTGGGATGACCATGAGGTTCCTCCTCGGATCGGTCGCCGGTTATAGATGCCGAGGTTCTTGAGGCCCCAGCGGTCCTTTGCGAAGGCGGCGATCTTGGTGAGGTTGGGGGAGGCGGCGGCGTGAGCTGCGCCCGGTTCCCCGGCCTTCTGCCATGAACGGAACTTGGTTGCTTCAGTCATGAGGTGGCGGCGTAGTGGGTGAGAATGATGACGGCGTGGGTGCCGGTCGGAACGACAGCCCACAGCTCCTCGCCTTGAGGGACCTCCACGGTGAAGTTCGTGTTGTTGTCGATCTTGAGGCCGTTGCTGGTGGTCACGTCCGAGCCGCCGATGTAGACATCGTTACCGTCCGGGCGAATCACGATCGTTCGAGGCCGGTTGATTGCCTTGGTGATGATCTTGACCGGGGCTGTTGTAACCGTGGTTCGGGTGGAGATCATTGGTCGTCCTTCTGCTCTTTGTCTTTGAGTCCGTTGGATGCCAACACGCCGGAGAGTGCGCCGGTCATGAACAAGACGAGAGGGTTGAGGGTCGCCCAGGCGGACTCGTCGTTCGGGGACACCTCGAGGGGCTGGACGACGAATAGCAGGCCGTACAGGAGGGAGCAGACCGCGAGCATGAAGGTGACTGACAGGGCGCAGCCGATCACGAAGATCAGCCGGGCTTTGATCTCGGAGTTGGTGTACTTCTTCACGGGGTGACCTCGCATCGTTGGGCGGTGGGGGCGGTCTCACAGTTGTCGCGTACCCGGTCGGAGCATCCGGCGACGATCCAGATCGCGACGGCCCCGAGAAGGGCGACGAGGATGGCGGCTGATCTCATCAGTACGGGCCTACGTCTTCGACAGACAGGAAGGCGAAGGCTGTCGCCGATCTGTTCGCTGATCCGGTGCCTGTTGAGTTTTGGAGGGTGGCGACAAGGGTGGTCGATCCGGCGCTGTAGGTGGCGTATCCGACGACGATGCCGCTTTGCTGTTGTAGGCCGGTGTTGTACACGATGCCTTGCTGTTGGATTGCTCCGGAGATGTTTGTGATGCGGATTCGCATGGTCATCGCGGCAGCGACGGACGACCCGAAGCCCGGTTCGTAGTAGGTGAGCCGGTACAGCCTGTTCGCAACGGCAGTAAACGTCACGGACGAGATTTGTACTTCTTCGGCGGTGACGGTTGCGTCGGTGGCGGTGGCGGTGTTGTACGCCATGATTCCTCGAGGGAACCGGTTTTGTTGGTCGGCGGTTAGGACTGCTCCGCTGCTGAAGTCTGTGTTTGCGTTGA